GGAATATCTGTGAACTTTTTAGAAACCGAAGAGGACATTGAACATAATTTCTTTAGACCTTGGGCGATTGCGATTGGTATTAAAGGATTGGTGGAAAATGGTGCATCTTTAAAGGGAAATATGCAGGTTAAACAGTATAGTAATCGTGGTGAATTTATAAAAGGTTTTCAATTTAAAAAAATATTTCCAACTGCTGTTGAAGGATTTACTCTCAATTATGATTCAACTGATTTCAAGATCAAATCTGTAACATTTGGGTGTCAAAATTATGAGCAATTATAAATCAAACAAAATAACCTTTGGAGATTTGAAAAAAATCTCAGATTCTATTCATAGAAATTCTGATAATGTATTGGTGGAGTATTTAAACAATTTTGATGGAGATAATGTATTTGAAAAATTTAGAAATGTTCTAATATCGTGGAATTATGATGTTTCAAATACATTGAATATTAATTTTGATGATAAACAAACAAAAATCGCACTTTCATATATTATATTAGAAACACCAACCAAATTGGAAGGGGAGATAATTGTAGAGGAAGATTTTATGAAAATTGGACTTGACATACCGAAAAAATTTGATACTCTTGTACAAGAAACACTTCCAATATATTCATTAATACAATATATTAATATTTCTGATAAATTTTTAAATCTAATAGATATAGATGTACATGAGAAAAAGGCAATTATAGACATTTTACCGGGTAAAGTCTATAATTCTATATTACAAGCTTTATTAGAGAATAAGAGTAAAATTGTAGGCTTTAATAATCCAGTTTTGGAAAAATTTAAGTTTAATTTTTTAACAAATGATCCATATTATTTTTTGAAAAATTTATTTGATAATTTTGGTGAAGATTATTATAAAGATGTTATATTTCATTTATCTAAAAGAATAGATCCCTATATACTAATGGATAGTACACCACTGGAAATTGAATATTATATTCAAAAATATTCTGAAGAGATGAAAACAGAAAATGATGGATTGACAATTTGAGGACTTGATTTACAATGATCTCTATATAAATAAACGTTATGGAAGACAATATCAAAAATTTTCTAGAGAAAATTGAAGGAATAAGAGATAAAAAGAGTAAAGTTTTCATTTTTTCTTCTGGAAAGGAAGAAGAGGCAACACCGTTGACATTCAAACAACAGAAAGACCTCATTTCTACCATTGCTGATGGGACGATTGGATCTCTAAAATTTCAAAAAATATTAAATCGAATTGTTTTAGATAATACTTGCAATGAAGACCTAAAAACAATCGACAGATTAGCTATAATCTTAAAATTAAGATCAGAATCTCTCGGAGAAGAGGTTAAGATAGGTGAAACGAAGGTTAAACTTCAAAAATTCTTGGATAAGATTAAGAAAAAGTCTCCTATAAAATTGTCGTATACCATTGTTGGTGATATTCAGGTTATTTTAGAAATTCCATTAATAACTTACGAGAATCAAATCATTCAATCCACCATCGATGGCGTTAAAAAAGATGGAGATGAGTTAGGTAAAAATATATCAAACATTTATACATACGAGATTGTGAAATATATTAAGAGCGTTGAATTTGATGGTAATGTTATCAATTTCCCAGAGATCTCAATTAAAGATCGTGTTAAGATTGTCGATAATCTTCCAATCTCAATAAATCAAAAAATTGTCAATTATATTCAAGATATCAAAAAGATCGAAAACGAGTGGTTGACTGTTGAGGTTGGTGGTGAGAAAAAGATTCTGGATATTGATGTAAGTTTCTTCGATAGTTAAATAATAATGGATGGACCCCGTTATATTAAAACTTCTCGGTGTATTGGAACAACTTCATGAAGAGAAGGGTGTTCCAAAGGAAGAGTCGTTGGTTAATAAAAACGTCATAAAGGCGGATAATTCCACATTTGACTCTGATAAAAAGGAGAAATCTGGACTGAGTGGAAAGCAAAAGAAGAATCTGATAGAAACATTCAATTTGTTTAATCAGATGTTTTTCGATTATCAGAAAAAAATGAGAGTCGATGAGAAGGAGAAGACAAAGATTTCGCAAATGGCTGTCAAACAAGCCACTCCACCACCTCTACCACAACAAAAGACAGAAGATAAAGGATCTAGCTTAATGTCCATGATATTGGGTGGATTAACGCTTTTAGCAGGTTCTGTCGTTGGAATCGTCGCATCATTATCCGGATTTTTCGGAGATTTTGGAGGATTTGCTAAAGTTGTTGGAAAACTGGGATTTGTGGGCGCATTGAAAATTATTAGCAAAACTATTTTGAAAAGATTTTCCCTAGCTGTTTTGAAAAAGCTTCCTATAATCGGAGGAATAATTGGTTTAGGCTTTGCAGTGAAAGCCTTTATGAATGGCGATATCTTTTTAGGGATAGCTGAATTGATATCTGGTATTTTGAATTTTGTTCCAGTTGTAGGACCGATATTGTCCATCGGAGCAGATGTGTTGATAGCATTCGCACAATCCAAAGGGATGTTTGACAAAGGTGGTGCATTAAGTCCTGAAAATGGTTGGAAGACTATAAAGGGTTGGGTGTCATCTATTGGGCAAGTCATAATGGACAATGCATTATATCTACCTATAATAGGAACCTTCAAAAGATTCGGTATGGCATTTGATGCGTTTAAAACAGGAGATGTGGGTGGTGGATTGAAGCAAATTGGGTTAGGTTTGGTGACTATGTTACCCGGTGGCGGTGCCTTGATCAAAGGTATAGAGGTTTTATCTGGATGGATGTCAGCTTCAAAAGAACCACAAGGACAATTCAACACAGATACATCATGGTTGGGTAAAATGAAGCAATGGATTGTCAAAAAATTAAATGATTTGCCCGACATATTAAAAGCCCCTCTGAGATGGTTTGGTATATTGGACGATGATAATAAAGATGTCAACATTAATGGAGTTGTTCAAGGGGCGAAGGATGGTGCCAAGGGTGTTATTGGTTTCGTTGGCGGAGTTTGGGATAAAATGAAGGGACCGATGAAAGATACCATTGATAGCATCGGTGGATTTGCGTCAGATGCTTGGGAAAAGACGAAGGAATATACATCCAAGGTTTGGGATGTTGTTTCTGAGGAAGCTCCAAAAATGTGGGAATCAATTAAGAATATATCTTCCCAAGCATGGGAAAAAACCAAAGAAGCAGGTGCTTGGTTTGCTGATAGTATATCAAACATGGCCAACAAGACGAAGGATATGATTAATGAGTGGATACCGGGTATAGTTGATACTATATCTGGTATGGCGGATTCTGCGATGAGTGTATTGAAAAATATCGCGTCTAAAATTGGTGGATGGATATCCAACCTGTTTACTTCTGATGAAGAGAAAAAGTTAACAGAGGCAAAGAGCCAATTATCACAAAAAGAAGAACTTTTGAAAGGTTCGGATGATATTTTACTCACAATAGCCAACGGAACAAATACACAAAATAAATGGTTGAATGTTTTACACGAAACAGCCGTCGAGCAAGTGAAACTTCTAGGTATGATTGTCAATGTTAATAACCAGTCGTTAAAAGAACTTAGAAGAATATCGGGAAGCGGTTCGGGTAATGGAGATGTTACAACAGTAATAGCTTCCCCCCAACAAGCATCAAAATCTCCGATGATATCTGTAGATAATAATAGAATGGGGTATTCTACTAGCGCATATGCACTGGGTTAAATATTACTATGGCAAAATACGATGTGGTTAAGGATTACGATTGGACATCCGCTCCAAGGGGTTCTTCTATACGTAAACAAGCCCCTAGGGTTTGGGTTAAGTCATATAAGTTGAAGTCCAATCAGATTATGCAATCTGTGAAGGGTTATCTAAACATTGCAAAAAATGGAGGGGGAGATGCTAAAACATTTTATGATAAAATGTATTCAGACTCGACAACAGCGGAGGATGATTTTAATTTCCCCTTTTTTGGTGACAATGTGAGATCGTTTGGAAACACCTTCGGTGACACATTCCAAGATGGTTTTGGTGGTGGAGGTGGAATAGGGACCACATTAAACGAAATGATTAAAGGTGCGTTGGGTCCAACAGCACAAATTGTAGGAGCTATTGGAACAGAAAATTTAACAAATGCTGTTTCTCAAGCAGGTAAAGGTGATTTTGGGGGAGCTATTAATACAATACGAAATGGTATAACCTCTGGTGGTGATCCCGGAACATATATAGAAACCCCCATGTTTTATCAGTTTGAGAAAAACGATGGACCCTTGGAGGTTTCATTCGTATTATCCAACACAATCAACAGCGATTACGATAAAAATCATAAGTTGGTCCAAAGACTAACTTATATAAATAGACCACTAAGGAAAGACAGCATTGCCGTCGATCCGCCGAGGATCTATCAAGTCAGAGTTCCCGGTCATAGGTTGATTCGGTGGGCATATTGTAGCAATTTCTCTGTTAATTTTTTAGGAACTCGTAGAATGATAAATGACGTAATTGTTCCAGAGGGATATCAAATAAATATGAGTTTCACATCACTTACACTAGAACATGCGGGCTTCGGAAAGGATGAATCAGGATCATGATCGATTTAGGAAATTATCAAAACGATATAGCATCTCTCTCAGCATTAAGCATGAGAGATTACGAACGCATTTTTAAATTATTCAAACAGTCTAATGAGGATAAGGATTTCTATTTTTACAATATATTAAATAAAATAGATTTCCCGGAAATCGATGGTCAATATATAGAATATTATGATGTTCAAACTAAAATGGCACTCACAATAGCATCATATAATATATATGGCGATATCAAATCTTGGTGGATATTGTATTTGTTGAATAAAGACAAATTTGAAGGTGCGCCATTTTATGTAAATGGTGGAACACAATTAAAATATATAACTGATTCCCTAAGAACAGCAATTTATCAAGATATAACACAATCAACAATATTCAGCGGTAGGCATTATTGAGATGGGTCAAGTTTTTAAAATTAATGATATCGAGTATGAATGCGAATTCAAATTGTCCAATTCAGATGGACAAGAAATACAATTCACAAAATCAGCTATTCGAGGGATGACATTGATAGATAATGTATTCGATCCATTTGCATCTGGAACAATATCCATAGCCAACCCATACGACTTTGTTGAAAATGAGTATTTTTTGCGTGGTGATGGTCGGGATATATTCTATGTGATGTTTAAGTTGAAGGATTCTAAAGACGAATCGGATAAGTTTGAGTATGAGTTCTCTGTTATAGATGATTCCGACAGTGTTAATCCGGTTGTTAGATCTGAAAATATCAAAACATTCGTGTTGATAGATAAAAATGCGATAGCCTTCTCTGATAAAATTCCGTATGGGAAAAATTATAGTGGTAAAATAGGATCTATATTAAAAGATATATTCAAAGAGGTCTTGGGAGATGATAAGGTGGATGAGGAGAATTGGGAAGATGGCGATTTCGAATTGGAGTATCATCCACCAGCAACATATCGATATGTAGACCTTATTCATCATTTAATGAGACTTTATTATGCGAAAGATGGTGAAATATATGTAAAGGGTTTCATATCTTGGGATATGAAAAAATCCAAATTTAGGTTGGATTTGTTGTCGAAAATTTTCGAAGATAATGAAAAAAATACCACTGAGGCATTCGGTCTTGGCGATTTGACGACCAAAATTGAAACATCGAATCCCAACAATCCAATATCAAAGGCTCAGGTCGGTGAATATATTGGACAGATGAAAAATTTGGGATATTCGACACCTTTTTATGGTTGGAATACTGATTATTTTATAAACAGTCTTGTATTCGGATACGATAAAATATTAGGAATACAAAAAATAAGAAAAATAAAATTTCAAGATATTAGAGATAAGTGGAAGACTAAATTTGTTGATGTCTTCAAATCAAACGCTGGTAAACCAAAACCATTTGCGGTTATAAATAAAACAACATCAGAAAAATTTAAAAGATATAAATTTCCATATCCAGTGGAAGATACTGTTAAGTTGGTAGAAGCTGAGATACATAACAACTTGACTTTCTACAATCTTCAGGCATCATTTTCAAACATAGGAAATGTCTCTAGAAAATCCGGAAAATTTTTAGATATTTTCACTACAAGAAATGAGCAAGAAATGAAAAGTGATCAAAAGATTTTGGGGAGATGGTATATAACAGAGGTGAGACATATATTCTTCGCCGATTTATACACAAATCAAATCTTTTGCACTAAAACCTATATAGGACCAAATGCTAAAATTGGAGAGGATTCTGAATAATTTATGGTGAATAAGGTTGAGATTTTGAGGGCAATTTGCTTCACATCGGAAGATATGAAGGAGATAACGAATTTAGCTGATTCTTTCACTGAAAAGGAGATTGAGTTCATGGTTGAATTTAAAAAGATTTATGAACTTGGTTTGAATCAATTAGAAAAATTTATCGATAAATTGGATAAAGAGGGGAATGAACTAGATACTTATTCCATAACGTATTATGTCGATATATTAAACAATGGGCCATTAGGGTCTTATGTCAGACAATTATCAAAAGACAAGAAATATTTTTTAAACACTCCAGATACATTAGGAAATGTTGGGAATAAAAATAGAACAGCTTCAAATGTCACGGCATTTTTAACAGATGATCACCAACTGGGAACAGCGGTAGATACTTATAATAAATTACCGGGATTCATACAGGAAACTTTGAAATCAGCAATTGAGCAAACTGAGAATGTATTTCGCAGTAGTTTGAATAGTTCAATGGTGATCGATAACACTTTACCAATTGTCGATAAATCAAATCAAATGCGACACGATGAGGAACCATCGGGTAAATGGGTTTTTAGATCAAATGGTAATTTTTTGGTGAAAGACTCACAGTATTACACAATTATTGATGAAATATCAACAACAATATTTGATAAAATCAAACAATTTTTGGGAGAAGAAAATTTTAGAATATACAAAGATAAAAAGGAGTATAGTCCATTTGATTCAGAGAAAAACCAATCTGAAGCTACCAACAATAAGATCAATAAAAATATAACAGTAGGGGATACTCAACAAGAAGTTACGTTAGATCTCATGGGAGACGAATTTGATTCTGTCGACAGAAGAAACAGCGTATTGAAGATAGAAAATGAAGATAAGGATAAAGAGTATAAGTTATATACTGTCAAAGGTCAATTAGGATCTTAAACATCGATAGGTGGTTCTGAAATTTCTCTAACCTCATCTTTTTTATATTCCAAAATTCCCTTTATTAATTCTTCGCGTGACACATACAGCCCTGTTTGGTTACTGTTGGTATTGGTTTCAATCTTTGCCAATTTTGTATCGTGGTCCATCTTTTTGATCTCTTTTTGCGCATTTATTTTTTGTTTGTTTATTTCCAATTTATTCAGCGCATCTAATGCAGATGCAAATGCGTTGATGAAAGTTGCGCCAGATTCGATCAATTTGGGGTCTGGTGCTAATTTTATTTCATCTTGAATTACACCAATGACATCAACGCAACCATCAACTATTTCAGAGGTTTTGTCGATGATGTATTGTTCCATATCCTCCTTTTTCAATTGAGGACGTGTATCCTTTTTGACTTCGCGTAGACTATTTGTTTTATTTTTTAATTGATTTATTATAGAATCCACGTTTTGTTCAATTTTTGAATCGTAATCGTCCATGTGATTATTTAGATTGACTTTTGAATTTTCAATGCTAATTTATAAAGTATGGTAAATCTTGATGGAAAAACGATTCTAGTCACCGGGGGATGTGGGTTCATTGGTAGTAATTTCATTGAATATATTTTGAAAAATTATTCTAAAATGACAGTCTTGAACATTGATAAAATGGGAGTTGGTAGTCGAGATTTTTATCCAAAAATTGGTGACAATTCCTATATTCATTTTAATAAAGATATTAGAATATTACATAATATGTATATAACAAGTTCATGGTTTCTTCCGGGGGTTTCAAAAATTGATTACGTTTTTCATTTTGCAGCGGAATCTCATGTAGACCGATCCATTCAATCACCGATGGATTTTATTGATAATAATGTAAAGGGGTTGACCTCTCTTCTAGAATATATACGATTACACCAGAAACAGGCAAGAGTTATTAACGTTTCAACGGATGAGGTATACGGGCATCTTGGTAAAGATGATGAACCTTTTACGGAAAATTCTCCATTGAAACCACGTAGCCCATATGCTGCGTCTAAGGCATCTGCCGATTTAATCGCTGGTTCTTATTTTACAACATATGGACTGGATATAATTACGACAAGGTGTTGTAACAATTATGGTCCATATCAATATGAGGAAAAATTTATTCCAAAAATAATAAAATCCATCACATACAATCTAAAGATCCCCGTATATGGTAACGGAATGAATATTAGGGAATGGATTTATGTGGACGATCATATAAAATCAATATTAGAAATTGCTGATTTTGGGAAATCAGGACTGGTGTATAATATTGGATCTGAAATAGAATTATCAAACCTAGACATGGTGAAAATCTTACTCGGCGAGATCAAGGACACTGGCGATATTGATAAATATATAGAATATGTCGATGACCGAAAGGGTCATGATTTTCGATATGCGATTAGAAGTGTGAATTTTGAAAGAAGCTTTAAATTGGAAGATTTTTGGGGGGCGATAAACAAAACCATCGATCATTATATTAAATAAAGTAAGCAGGTTAACACCCTTTAAATATTGATAAGATGAAATTTAAAGAGCATGTGAAATACAAAATCCAACCTCAAAGGGATGGGACATACGTAATCCTCCAAAAGAATTTAGCGAATAGGAAGGTTGACATCCATTCTCATCATGATACCTTTGATGAAGCGAAAAGTGAATTGGATTCGATTTATAGTAAACCAAGTCAAGAAGAAGCATTGAAAATGATTAGGGATTTGCGACTTTCCATGGACGCTATAAAATAATAAAACAAATAATTATGAACATAAAAGAACAGGTCTGTGCAGCGAGACATAATGGTAAAACTTATTCCGAAATATATAATGAATTTGGCGTAGCAAAATCAACAGCCCGAGATTGGTATACTAGATATATTGAAGAGTCATATGAGGAAATAATTAAAGATTCCGACGCTCCATATGTAACAGGATACGTCAATGACAATCTTCAAAGAGACCGTCCACAAAGATTCAAGAAGAATGAGGATGAGGTTTTGGAGTTTTTATCACAATTAGCACCCATAAGAATCGAGCCGAGATACGAATCCCAATCAACAGCATATTTGAACGATTATGCTGTAGTGGGTTCCGATTTCCACTTCGGATGTCATGATGAAAAGGCTGTAGATATTTTTCTAGAAACGATTTTCCAACTAAAACCCAAAACCATCATCCTTAATGGAGATACGATGGATTTTTTGGCTATATCTAAATATCCAAAGGATTTAAAACATAATTGGTCCCTTCAAAAGGAACGTGAGGAATATCATGCGTTTTTGGATGAGTTAATCGGTGTATCGGGAGGTGCGGATATTTATGAAACTGTAAGCAATCATAGTGGGCAAAGTGTTGGGGGAAGATGGAGAAGATATTTATCAGATAGAATCGGTGAATTGAGTTGTCTTCCAGAAATATGCGACACACTCTCATATGAAAATGTATTCATGGGTGAGTATAAGGATAGGATTAGTCATGTTGATTATGTGGATTTGAATGGTCTAATTGTGACACACGGAGAAACAGTCAGAAAAAATGGCGGTGCCTCTGCCAGAGGCGAAATAGACAAGTGGCATACTTCTATATTACACGGTCATACTCATAGGATCGGATCATCTTGTCAAAGAATCCCAGCTATAGCGGGCAGGGGTGAGAAGCAATTGATCGGGATTGAGGGTGGATGCCTTTGTTCCTTAGATGCCGCATATGGTTCTGGAATGAACTGGCAGCAGGGTTTCAACATTGTGTCCTTGTCAAACGATACGTTTGGGATCGAACAGGTTTACATCAATAATGGTGTTGCGAACATAGCTACACTCGGGAAAACAATCAAAGTTTGATCGTTAAACACTAGAGAATTCTCGGAACATGCACAAAATCACAAAATTGAAATCTGTAGATAATCCGATTTCACCAACAGCGGAAAATCATGACCAGTATCGAGAATCGCTAGTTTCATCCATATTTAAAATGGGTGATGATCATTTGTCACCAAATGTTGATTATTGGATCGTTGGAGAAATAATCTCACCTCCGAGGGTAGGTGGTTTTTTGGTGATGGATCGTTGGATGAGAAATGGATTGATTCAGAGGGGTAGATTTTTCACAACAGAAATTAAAAAGGTTGAAAATGATCAATTTGAAACATTGAATTCGATTTATAAAATTGAAGAAATTTCCGACGAAGAAATAATGGAGATCGTTACACTCAAAATTTAACATGAAACAATATGATCGAAAATTAATATCTGGAGAATGGATTGATTTGGTTTTAGAGTATCATGAAATATTTTTGGAACCATCTCCTAAAGTCTTAGCATATTATCAAGAATGTAAGGAAAGGGGATTAATCTATAATATACCGGAAAATGTAGAAGATCTATGCAATTTACGATTGGGGTTCGAATGTGAGTCTGGGTGGATCGAGATAATTCGAGAATTCTGTGAAGAAATACGCTCTTTAATAAAAGAGGCGAAGGAAAACGGGGATATCATTCATTATAAAACAAATATTTTGAAGGAAAAATTCGGTGAGTGTCTCTCCCAAGGAGATTTTTATGGTGATAATTCAGACAAATATTGGAATCAATACACAACAATATTATTAACACTTAGAAAAAAATCCGCCAAAACGTGTGAAAGAACCGGAAGGGCTGGATCATTGATATGTCATAATTTCTGGTGTAAAACATTATGCGAAGAGGAGGCTGAAAAATGGATAAATTACAGGTAAAACACACACATATTTTTAATGGTGAGGAATACGTGAAATACAAAGATTATGTGCATTTGTGGGAAATGCACAAACAGTTGGAAATGTATTGTGATGACTTGGCGAATTCCCTACCTTGCTTACCAAAGGATTTGGAGATTTTGAGAAATGCCAATTCAGCATTCGCAGAAGAAAACCACAAATTGAAGAATGACAAGCAGAACATTTATAAATGTCTACAAGATGGAGATATAATATCCATTAACGATATATTTTTAAACGATGAAGATATATGGGAACCTATAAAGGACGCCTGTTTACATGACAGTGGTTGGCCAATAGGATATAAATATGATAAGACATTCCATCGTCCAATGATGAGAAAATTAAATAATTGAATGGATTTTCAACATTTAATAGAAAAGATAAAAAACCCTTTAAGGAAAGAATCTTTGAAAGGGACAACACCCCAAATGGGTGATTTTAAAACAAAGGCTATTGAATGGAAAGATCATGTTTTAAATGGTGATTTGAAGGATTCTCCGGATTTGTTTCAAATACGAACTACGTATCTCGATTACAAGAGAAGGTTTCCTGATAGAGCAGATAAGTGGTTAGACACACTAGCTGAGAGATACGCTAACCAATTTAAAAAGACAAAAACAGCGCAGTATAAAAGGATTTTGGATATTTATGGATTTCAGGTGTTTGTGGATGATCTGGTAGATCCGAATTTTAGTGAGCAACCATTCAATTTACATATTTTAAATAAAAATATTCAAAAATTATTGTTGAAAAGTAGGGGAATACTTCCACATAGAAGCGTGAAGATTATAATAACTGATAAAAATAAAAACGAAAAATTTAGAAATTTATACAGTAGTAATCCTCCAGCGATTGAACATGATAGATTAATTTATATAGATCAGTATCATGTGGATGATTTCGATGTTTTGTTACACGAATATGCCCATTACGTCGCTGATCTAATACCTTCACAAACAGAACCCCTTTTACAAAGGGGATATGAAGAGTTGCTTGACATTTACTGGAAACATGCTAAAAAGAAAAGAAGAAGTCTTCAACCGAATGACATGTCTGATTCAAAATCTGTTCAAGAGATAGCCTCGTTGAGGAAAAAAATATCATTAAAATTAGGGTTTCCAGAATATGGTTTAATGAATTTTCACGAATTCTTTGCAGTATTGATGGAAAGTTGGATAACCGATAATCCTGAAAAAAGACTTCCAAATAATAGAGCCACATACAAATTCAAACAACTTGTGAAGTCTGTTCTGAGCAGACTTTAAATTAAACACTAGAGAAAAATGAAATAAAGAGACATGGATAGGTACGAAAGAAATATAGGTAATTACTCATTCATCATGAATGAAGAAGATGTAATTGAGGTTTGGTCAGACAGTGATATGTCACAGCCTGAGAGGTATATTTTTGTCAAATCTGGTTCGATTAAGAATGAAAAGGATTTTGATGCTGAAATTAGTTTTTGGTGGATGGAACAAAATAGATAAAATTATGAGTATAGTTGAAAATATCGATAAAGTGAGGTTTCTGGTTCAAAAATTGAGCGAGGTTCAGGAATTGTATTATGACGCATTGTTGGATGAGATTAATCTTCCAGAAGAATTGGAGGATTTTTTATATGATTACATTTTTAATGCCAGCAATGAAGAAAATTTCGAGAATTATTTAAGGAAATACGACAAGTCTCTAACGCCTATTGGAAATGAGTGATGTTGTCTTACCAGTCGAATTAGCCTCGGGGAAAATTCCATTGGACACCATCGGGGCTATATTTGTATTATATTCCATTAATAAGTTGGAAAAAGAATCTTTGAATTTTTG